TACATACATTTAGCAGTACTATTAAACACTTGTAGACCGTATCCACTGCCTAATATGTTGTTAGATATCTCTTTATTTGAAAAGAAATATACTTTTGGTACAGCTGCTCGTAGTTGTGCGTCAGTTAGCATAAAGCGATCTGGAACTATTGCAAATATTGAAACATAGTATTCCCCTGTTCCTGGATAAGGTACAGTATCTATCTTAGGATTGTTTAATAAGTGTATAGGACCAGCTCCTGCAGTAGGTTGTGAGGAGCCTACGCCAGCGTCTTGTGTAAAATACCATATACCAGTATCGTTGCTGCGAGGAAGAGTATACGCAAAAAAGCAATCAGTAATAGTTGGAGCTATGTACCTTAGTTCATAAACTCTCCACGTATCAGAAGCATACGTAGGATTGTCTACATAACTACTTGGTTGAGCAAATGAAGGATTGACTGAATACGAGCTTGAAAAAGTTGCGAAATCAAAAGCATTTCCAGTAACGTCTATATTTTTATAGTTTTGCCCAAAAAAATTACTAGTACCAGTAACTGATCCTGTAAAATACCAAGGTTTAACATTAGAGTCGTCAACAACTAATTCACCGTTATTATTGTTAAATTTAAAGCCGTAGGTCATCGTGCCATTACCATTAAAATTGTTCCTCGTCTAACAGAAGTGGGAACAGTTGGGTTAATTTCGTTATATTTTATTTGCGGATAACCACTAGTACCGTTATCTATAGTTTCATGCCAGTGATCTCCAGTATACAAAGTAATTACTCTTAATTTTAGTCCTTGTAAGTTTGCTTTGGTACCTGTACCATTATAAGTAATATATCTATCAGCACTGCTACCTGTAATAAATAGTGTTAAAAATTCAACAAAAACTCCAGCTTCACTAGTTGAATCATAGTAGACATTGCCTAAAGCATCATTAATTTGCATACCGTACATAGGTACTCCTTAAGATAAATCACCAATAATAACTCGTGGTTTAGTGCTGCCACTATTGTCCCAGACTTCAATTTTATTATTATATAAACGTATTCTATTACTACTACCTGGACGGCCTATAAACAGTTTTTCTGCATCAATACTACCTGTTACTAATTTTTCGCTAGTAATAGTATTTTCAACAATTAAGCTACCTGGTATATAAGTAGTCATTAGTGCCCAAGTAATAGGGGAAACACTAGTCAATTGATAAACTTTAGCACCATTATAGTTGTTATAACTAACAGTTGCAAGATCGCCGCGTACTGGGCTTCTGCCAATTACTGCGTCTACTTCTAGATTTGTAGGTGGTCCGTCTGAATTTGCGGCACGTTGAATTATATAACTTGCTGCACCTGGTCCTCCAGTAGTACCTAGTGTGCCATTGAAAGAAATTGCTCTAATAGGATAAGTAGTGCTTGCCCAATTAAGTGGACTTGTTAGAGTTGTACCAGCAACAGAAAGTGGAATAGTTATTGACCACAAAGTAGCTCCAGGAGTGCTATTTATGGGAACAGTTGTTTCCCAGCCACCGTCTACTACAAAGTCGGGATTACCCCACGTATAAGTACCCGCAGTTGGACGAGCTGGAGGGCTAGAACCACTAGTCCATTGGTAAATAGCTGGAAAAGCAGACATTTTACCTGCAACACCTGCCTCACCTTTTGCCCCATTATACAATATAGGCATTGTGATAGTCTTAGTTAAATTAGTTACTAAGTTACCTGCACTAACAGTTAGTGTAACTGTTACATTAATTGCAGTTTCATCAGGAGTTACTGTAATACTTGAACCGCTACCGCTACTAGGACTAGCGCCTGTAACTACCCAAGCGTATTGAGGTGAAGTTATATTTTGTGTTACTGCTGTTAAAGTAGCGTTTAGTGGTGTAAAAACAAGAGATGCATTTTGTACAAAACTAGTGTATCCTGAAATATCGATAACTTGTGCAGTAGCAGATATTGGTGTAGAAGTTAACTGACTAGAGACAGTAAATACTTCTTCTTCAATATCACTAATAAAAGCATATTTAACATAGTAAGGTGTACCTGGCACAAAAGGAATAGGCGTACCTCCGCCATTAGGTAGCCCAGTTATAGTAATAGAAAAGCTTAATCCAACTCCTTGAACCATATTGGCATCTGAGGGAGTAAAGCCTACTCCAGAAGGTCCTGCTACTGCAGAACACCATACTTTTACTTTAATTAAATCATCTCTAACATCGTCTGTTCTAATTGTGTCGTATGGAGTATCTAGTTTTAATATTAATGAGTTTACGCCTGGAAATAAGGTTCCTGCCATATCTATTCCTTAAACAATTGTTTTAATTTTAATTAAAGCATATGAACTTGCAGCACTGTAGTTACCAGTTTTATCTAATATTCTACATTCTACCTTATAGTCAATACCACCTTCCGAAATACGAGGTATTGCTACCTTTTCTAGATCTAGAAAGCCCTGTCCTTGAGTTTGTACTTCTGGTATAATTGGTGCAGTATCCCACAAATCTGTGATAGCTGTACTTTTATATAATCTGTATGCATAGGCTTTAAAATCCTTTTGCTGGTTTACAATAGTTGGAGTTGCTACAATATAAGTTTGTTGTAAATCTATTGCAAGTGTTGGAGACGCTGCAAAATTAATGGTTTTACCATTATTTGTAAACCAATACGTATCAGACCAAGGCCCAACAATAGTTCCAGAATTGTTAGTATATCTAGCTCTAACTTTGTAAAGAAGACCTGTTGTAAGTTGCTGTACAATAATACTTGAAGAATCTTTAGTACCGTAGTACGATGGAGAAGCTGTATCAAATAATCCATTGCCAGGAATTACTTGCAGTTGCACTCTTTCAGCACTTACACTAAGGTTAGCAGAATTAGTATAACTAATAATAGCAGTATTTGTAAATGTGCCGTTAGCAATTGTATCACTAATGGCACTATCGCTGTTTACAGAAACAATAGTAGGAGCTACGTTAATTATTGAGGTAGTTAAATAATTACCAGTAGTTGTAATATTTGAGTTATAAGATAAATAACCAGATAAATCTGCCGTGTATATTGACGGAGAGTAGTCTGCTAACATAAGTCTAGCACTAATATTGCTATTGGCTTCTATACTTAATACTATTAGCTCTTGTGATTCTTTGCTAACTTCTCCTAACATAAACAAGTCGTCAGGATTTACGCCGTCACCAGCTACTAGTGCTCCAGATAGTGTAATACTAGCAGAATATCCTGTTGTAGTTATAGGTGCTAAAGTTTTTAACACGCTGCTGCCTGTATTAGTTCTAACTCTAATATTGTAAGGTTTTCCAGCTTCTAAATAAATTTCTTCAGTTAAAGCTATAATCGCGCTGCCTACTGTGCAAGTTTTAATTCTGCCACTGCCTGCTCCCCATAAGGGAACATCATGCGTAACACGTACTAAGTCTCCGCGATTACAAACTAAGTATTCAAAATCTACATTTAATGAAAACATTTCTGGACGCAATTTTAACTGCGCCATATGCCACTGAGCAATATGTTTTGCTTGAGCAAAATTAGTTACACCAGGTAAATTAAGTTCTTCAAATAACTCTGCATTACTCTCGGTTTTACCAAGATTAAATACTCTGTATTCATTTGCTTGATATCCTTTTTCTTCATCAGCAATAGTAATACGAAATGCGTCAGGTATGCGTGGAAGTATTTTTGTAGCTTCAAACCCCCAGCTATTGTGTGGAGTAAAGTGCTGAACTACTCCAGTACGTGGTTTATCAACTACTACTGTCCATTTACCATCTATGTAGTTAGGACTTGCTTTGCCCGCTGAGCATATGTCTTTTAGTACATCCATAACACTAGTAATATTAGTTAGTACTGCATTATAAGTAAGCAAAGGTTTAGTAATGTCTCTAGTCCATTTACTGTTTGCATAGGTCATAGGCTCACAAAACTTATACCAATCAGCTAATGCATTTAAATCTACATAATTTGCGGCATCTATAATATTGTTTGCTACTCTGTAAGCATTAGCAGGGTGCATTAGTACATAAAGGAATAATGCTGCAGGATTGTTAGTAACATCTACAGTTTTCCAATCGTTTGTTATTCTATTTAGTACATTAGACTTAGTTTGTACTAAAGCATTAACCCCTTCTAAACTACCATTTATTTTATTAGTGCTTTGGACTTTAATAAAAGTTCTGGCTAAGTGACAATTTGGCGGATTTTTTACAACACGAATAGGTACTAGTTGATTATTAGAGTTTAGTGTTTGTTTATTAAATCCTGTTACTGCGTAAAGAATTGCTTTAGTATAATATCTATGATCTTTATCTTCTGCTTTTTCTGTTTCATCATTGTTTGTTCTAATTATTTGAATAGAGTACTTTGCTCGTGGTAATCCATGAATTTTATAAACATAGTTAAATGCGTCTTTTCGTTGTGAAAAGAATCCACCTTTGCCAAATATTAGTTCATTACCCATAGAACCTGCAATGTTTAATCCAGCATTTTTAGCGTATGTAATAGTCAAAGCTACTGCTGCATTACCCCCCTGAGAGTTTATGCCTTTCATTCTTACTGCGTGTACACTGTTAGCTTCGGCATAAAACCATGTTACAGCTACTTGATCGTAAGCATTTTTAGGTATAGTAATTAACTTTGCTCCATCAATGCTTACAGAGCCTTCATCGTCAACAGCTGCTGATATTTCATAGTATCCTGCTTCCGGGAAAGTTACTTGAGCAGTTTTATCAAACTCAAGGGCAGCTGTCATGCTGCCGCCTGTGCCTGTATATGACCATGTTCGATTATTTTGTAAAAAGAAGTTCCAACCATCGTAATTACCTACATAGCTTCCGGAAATAACGCCTGGAAATTGATTAGCATTAAATATAGGTTGTGGTGTGCCTGCAGCAACTGCAGTTTCTACAATTCGTCCTGCGCCTATAACAATGTCAAAATCAGTTGTAGGTATTTGACTTTGATCACCATCTGTAACAGCTGTACCATCTGAATTACGCTGCACTCCTCTGGTAACAGAAGTAAGTCCTAGGCCTTCTATAGTTCTAGTACTAGTATTAGCTAGGTGCGATACTGTAGAAGCTTCTAAATAACTTGAGCCAAAGAAACATAAAGTATGTAATTTAATATAACCATTCGGAATACTAGGTAGCCTTAATATATTGTTTCCGTCAGTACCTACAAAAGCCGCGTACGACCCTCGTGTAGTTAAACTCTTTAGATAATTAGAGGGATCTGCATATTGACTATCAGTAGCGGCTCCGCTAAATACTGCTATGCCACCTCCTGGTGCCATAGCAATTACATACCATTTGTAAAGATTTTCTAATTCATTAGTGCCTGGGTTAGTGTATACAGGTGCAGAACTAATTGTAGTTTTAAAACCTGTGTCACTAGGTGTTGCTGATGCGTAGTTGCCTAGATGGTAGGCAGGTAATGTTGAAAAACCTGTTTGACCAAGAGTGTCATTACGTAAACGAACTTGAATTGAACAAGTAGCATCGGTTACAGTTCCGTCAGTATTCTTAATTTTGCGCATACCTTCTGGAAAAGTAAATGCTATATCGATATCTTCAGCAAACTCTTCTAGAGTAATTACTGCGGGAGGATTTCCGTCTATACTATTGTTAACTAACTCAATTTGAGGAAATCTTTGCTCTATATCAGTTGGAAATAATTTGTCAAAAGCATCTAGCTTACCACTTGTAGTTTCCTGAGGTACTCCTAACAAAGTCTCTGGTACTGGGTGATCAAGTCCCACACCAGCTTGAGTAGTGTAAAAAAGTTCATTTAAAGTTTTTGCACCTACACGAATATCATCAACTGCTAGCGGTCCAAATCCCCATACAAGGGATAAGTGTAATACGCTAGTATCTGTTAATGTTTGTACATAAGGCACTGCTCCAAGCATTGCAGTGCTACGCATTTTGCCGAGCACAACAGGAATAGCGCCAAAACGATTAGCTTGATTTGCAGCACCGCTAAACGCATTTACAGGTGCGGAACTCCCTGGATCTTTTCCATTTAATGGGCGAATAGGAAAGGCGGCATTAATAAGTGCCATACCTGCCATATTAATAGCCATAGTACCGACTATTTTGCCAGTTGCAGTTACACTTACTTCAGCTGTACCGGCTAAAGTAGCTGTGGTTTCAGTAAAACCCATTGCAGCACCAATGTCAGCCCCATAGTTAATAGCTACATATAATACAATAATGGTAGCTATTAAACGCATAGTGCTCTTACCCTCTGGCACTACGTTATATACTACGCTTTGACCTGCTTGTACACGCACAGTGCTCCACTCGGATTGCGGGATCTTAACGCCGTCTAAAAATAAGATTAATTTTTTAGCAAAGTAATCGCTAATTTTATATGTATTAATTAAATTTTGGGATACATCGGCTAATGTAGCTCCAGGTATAACTAGTTGTGTGTAATTTGCTTGTTTTAAGGGGTGAGGTTTACCTACCAGCATTGTGCTAGCTTGCGTACTATATTTATAGTAACCTTCAATACGTTTAGTCCATTTTGGGCTATTAACAGACTCTAAAACAGTATCCATGCCGTCACGGGCATGNATAAACTTATCTTCTCCAACGTAGATACCTACGTGAAAAGGTTCCCCTAATATATTGAATACTATAACTGAGCCGATTTCTGGTGTTTGGACTTGTGACCAATTGTTTTTATATTGATCCATCATCTCAAGAATACGTGTATCATATGCTCCAGCATACTCTTCAGTATAGCTTGGTAAGTCGATATCATACTCTTGTTTATAAAATAAACGCACTAATCCCCAGCAGTCAATTCCGCTTTCATCTCTACCATTACTGGTATAAGGTAATCCAATATACTTATTATAATTCATTAAAATAATCCTGGAAAGTTGGCCGGAGTAAACGTAAAACATGGAAATGGTTCACGACTAAGGCTTACCATATTTAAATCAAATCTGATTTGATCAGCGTTGTAAGTAACATTAGTTATTTTAAAACCTGAAAAACTAGCTTCAACAGTGTTAGGGCTACTAGCTAGTACTATATCTATTTTTACACTAACGGGGCTTGTTAAATGAGTGCGTATAAGATCAATCGCTTCACGAGTAACAAAGTTTAGTATTAAACTACATTGTCCTGATCCTGCTTCTTCTTCGCCTGGCAAAGCTATTTGCATAGGCAAAAATAAATAGTCTCTACTAATGCCTCCATTAATAGTACTAGTAACNCCATATACTACATCTGTGTCTGTTGTTANAGACTCAATCCTGTTAGTATAGCCATCAGCTAAACGCACAGGAGTTGTAGGATTTGATGGATCAGTAATAGTAACAAGTAAAATTAATGCTTCCGGTGTTTCTGAAGCAAACATTGCTCTAATAGCTGATTGTGATAAACTATTTATTCTGCTCATGGCATCACTTCAAATTTAAGACTGGTAGACCAGTACCCTGGTGCCATATATTGTAAAGTAAAAAATTCACCACTACTACCAGGTATAATACGTACTTCTACGGTAGTATAAAGTCGTGGATGCGTAAAGCTAAAACGATTAACACCAGCAATACCAGGCGTAGTAGTATTTGTAGGAAGATTTTTTATAAAGTCTTCTAGTTTCTGAGTCTGTGCGGTAGTCATTAAAAAGTTTAGAGTAAACTCACTAGGACGCGAAGCCCTGCGTCTTTGTTTCGCAGGGCCAGCATCTGTTTGTGAGCGTATAACATTAATTCCAACCGATTCAGTAAAGCCTTTTTGAGGCACTTGCGGAAGCGATGCTGGCCATGCTACTATTGGCATATATTATCTCCTTGCCAGTAATGGTGTTGTACCATAACTAGTTGTCATTGCTTGTTGAGTATTTGAACCTACACGATTTAATTCGCCTGCAACCATATCGCCAACCATTACTTCTATACGACGATTTCCACGTGAATCCATGGTTTCTTTAGTAGTTGCTTTTTCAGTGCTATAGTTGTTAATAACTACATCTACATTGCTACCGCCACCTCGAACTCCTAAGTTTCCTTGATTATCGCGCTTTAGGGGCATAATAGCTTCGGGACCTGCTTCGCCCATTAAACCTGTACCTTGTGCAAACTTAAATAGGGTAGGTTGATCAACAACTGAATTAGTAAACATTCCGCCTTTAGCGTATGTTTGCAGTCCAGTATCGTATACTGCACCTTTGGCAGCAGGTACTACAGGTGTTGCAGTAAAAAATGCTGCAGCTGAAGTCATCATACCACTTAGTCCATTCATGCCACCGTATAATGCAGACATTTGCGCACGTAATTCAAATCTAATTAAATCCATCAACATTTGATCTACAAGACCTTTAAAGTCTAGTTTACCAGTTCTGGCAAATTCAGCTAAAGCGTCGCCCATACTTTGGAAAGCACCATGTACAATGCCAGCATAACTATTCATTTTACTAGCAAGATTTTCCGTTTGATCAGCTGCAGCCAATTTTTGATCGTAAACAGCTTTAAAAGACTCGCTTTGTGCGTCTATAACTTTGTTCATTGTTGTCATTGACTCAATCTGAGCAACGTTAGTCATGATACCTAATTCATCAACTTCTGCATTTTTTCGTGCTAGATCTCTTTTCTCTTTTACATTATTTACATTAGATTGTCCTTCATTAAATTCTCTAAGTGCGCTGGCCCTGTCTAAATCTGCTTTTTCTTTGGCGGCCGCTTCAGGCGTAACTAAATTAAGTGCTTTTCTATAATTTAATTCGTCTTCTGCTTTACCGCTTTGAGCATCAGCTGTAGTTTTCTTAAACCCAGCTAGTTTTTGTTCTACCGTAAAGCGGGCTTCTATAAGTTTTAAAGCGTCTTGTAGGCCTTTGTTATCTTTTTCTTTTTCTTGTCTAGCTTTAACTAACTCTAGGTTTTTTTCTGCTAAAGCTATGCTTTTAGCGTCTCCAGGTGAATTGGTCTTAAGAGCGTCTATTTCGTTTTCTACCTTTTTGCGCTCTAATACAAACTTATTTTCTAGCTTTTCGTTTTCAAGTTTTGCTGTTGCTTGTACGTTTTGCTCTGAAGAGAATCCAAGTAAACTACTAATTATACCTAATCTAGCAATATCTTGGTCAAGTATTGCTTCGTTTAAACTATTTAAAGTTGTGGCTTGTGCCAGTTCTTGCGCTTTAAGTTTGATTCTATTATCTACACCTTTATTG